TGATATACATACTACAATTCCTTCATGGATTATCGGAGAAGTGTATGAGTAAAATTGATACACAAGGGATGGGTGGTCCAGTTGATCCCAATTACAAACCAACAGGTAATCAGGAATATAAACCTGCTGTTGTTACTCCCAGAAGATTGCATACTCATGAGATGGTTAAGGAATTGAAAATCCTTATTAATGAAGTTCTAGATGAGAGGGAAGGTAAGTTTGATTACATATCATATTTTGATACTGAACATTATAAACACACTGTTTTGGAAGAGGAGCCACCCTATAGATCATGAGTGAATTTGCAATTGATATTGATAAGGCATTAGAGAATGCCAAGAATTCAGATCATTCAGGATTTACAGAACCAGTATATCCTAATGGGATAGAGTCAGTTCGTAAGTCTGTTGATAACTGTGTTAATCTAGCAGGTTTAGATAAGAAGGTAATGGAAGCATTACTTAAAGGTGAGTGGAATGTATATGAGACATTGAACTCAGTGGGTAGATCTTCTAAGAAGATTGTAATTGAATATGATATTACAAATAACAAGGAGGAAAAATGAGATTAGGAATTATGTGTTCTGGCAACGGAACCAACTTCGAGAACATAGTTACCAATCCCAATTGCAATAAACATGAAGTTGTGTTGATGATACACAACAAAAAGAAATGTGGTGCTGCTAAGAGAGCAGAGAAATGGGGTATTCCCCATTGTTATATTAGCCATAAAGAAGAAGATCAAATGGTAAAACTCTTTGAAGCATGGCATGTAGATCTTATTATTCTTGCGGGATATATGAGAGTATTAAAGAATCCTGATGCGTTCCCTTGTCCTATTATTAATGTTCATCCGTCATTACTTCCAAAGTATAAAGGATTACACGCAGTAGAACAGGCGTTAAATAGTGATGATGATGTTACAGGATGTACCGTACATTATGTGACAAAAGAGTTAGATTCTGGTAAAATAATAATACAAGCAGAAGTTCCGATTCAACCTGAAGATGACATCAACTCTCTTACAAAGGCTATCCAAAGAGCCGAATATTCAATCTTACCTGAAGCAATTAAACATGCTAAGTACCAAATACAGACTCCAGCTCACTGATATATGTTGTAGAATTATTACTACAGACGGAGTTCCAGTTACCTTAGAAGAAAGGATCTGGATGAATAAGTTATGCGAGAATAATCCATCTGCTAAGGGTATTGCAGAGTCTTTATTATGTCCCGATTATATACCACATGAATATGAAACGTGAAGAATTGCTTAAAGAGATTCCTAATTGGGAATCTCAATATCTTAATGATACAAAAAATCTTACAGATAGAGAGAAAGAAATCCTTAAGGGTGATCCCATAAGGTCGCATGAAGGTATGATATATGGTAGAATGTATGCTGACTGGAAGGTTAAGAGAGGGTGGGATTAAAGGATCATCTAGGGCCCAAGAAAGATTGGACTAAGGATGATTGGTTACAACATGCTTGGATACAGAAACACAATCCTTGGATTGATGAAGTAGAAAGGCAGTATTGGCGAGACAAAATTACTGAACTTACACAATGAGAATGAATGATCAAACCAAATTAGTTTTTGCTTTGGAACATGTAGCCCATCTACATGATTTGTTTAAAGACAATGAGTGGGAAACATATCTAGTGGGTAACCTACGCACTATTGAATATGAACTTGAAAGACAATTAGGTAACCTCCAATACAATCGTAAAAATGCCAGAACTAAAAGATTATCTAGACTCGATATACTTGACTAAGAAGGATCTTTCAGAAGAAGATCCAGAGTCTTGCAAGAAGTATCCTGCCTTCATTATTAACAAATGTTGTTCAGCGCATATTGATTGTATTATGTTCGCCAATGAGATGAACCTCCATCATCACTTGGATAAGGACATGCAATATTCGTTTTATCTAAATACGCTTAGGAAAAAGAAGCGTTTCTCGCCCTGGCTCCGAAAAGATAAGGTCAAGAATCTTGATGTTGTCAAATCATACTATGGATATAGTAATGAAAAAGCAATGCAGGCTTTGAAAATCTTAGATAATTCTCAATTGGATTACATTAAAAATAAACTTGACGTTGGAGGTACAAGATGACCGCTGCAGAGCCTGAGGTGAATTGGTCAGCCGACCAGATGATAGAAGTCACTCTGAATGAACCAGATGATTTTCTAAAGGTAAGAGAAACCTTAACAAGAATTGGGGTAGCATCCCGTAAAGAGAAGAAGATATATCAATCATGTCATATCTTGCATAAGCAAGGAAGATATTTTATTGTTCATTTTAAGGAACTGTTTGCCCTTGATGGGAAACATGCAAATCTAACTTTGAATGATATACAACGCAGAAATAGAATTATTAATTTATTATCTGACTGGGGATTGATTTCTATTATTAAACCAGAATCTATATCTGATGTTGCTCCATTGAATCAGATTAAAGTATTGTCCTATAAAGATAAAGGTGATTGGACTCTTGAGACCAAGTATAATATAGGTAAGAAGAAAAAGGTCGCAACAACCGCATAAAATCAGAGGGTTTATACGACCCTCTTTTTTAATGGTTTATGTTTAAATAGTAGTGTCGCCTTCGGGGACATCAAAACACAAACTCGCTTAACAAGGAGCTACTATCATGAACAGCCTAACAAGGTATCATGCTGCCGATTTGCCACAACTAATGGAGCAGATCACAAAGAATAGTATCGGACTGGATAACTATTTTGAGAATTTCTTTACAGGTCAGCAACAACAAAATTATCCACCATATAATCTAATCAACATTAACAATGTTGAATCAAGACTAGAGATTGCCCTCGCTGGATTTAAAACATCAGAAGTGAAAGTCTATACAGAATACGGCAAACTAGTTGTTGAAGGAAAGAAAGAGGAAAAGGATGAGAGTGACTATGCCCATAGAGGAGTTGCTCAAAGAAACTTTACGAGATCATGGACTTTATCAGATGAGACGGAAGTGAGGAAGGTGTCCTTTGAGGACGGACTTCTAACTGTCGATCTAGGTAAAGTGGTTCCAGATCACCATGCTCGTAAAGACTTCCTCTAGGGTTGCAACATAGAGGTAAGTATGTTATAATGAGGGGGTCTTTAGAGATCCCCTTTTTTATTATGTTTCCATCCATCCTTTCCGAGGTGGTAGAGTATCTCAATACTCTTACGATTCAAGTTAGTGAGTCTCATGAGGATGGTAGGGTCAATAGTATTGACGATGAAGACACTATTATTGACCTCCTCATTCATAAGTACGGTGAAGAGAATATAGAGAAACCTCCTGCCAGATGTTGGTGGGATGTAAAGATTTTTGGTCATCCTATTAATATTAAGTCTTCTAAGTTTGGAAGTGCAGCAGATAATTTTTCATCCAAAGCAGCGATACTATATGCTTTGACTTCTATTCCAGAAGATGAGGTTACATGTAGTTCATGGAAAAGTTTTCAAGAGAAGTTAAGATACCATTCCTCACAACAGGAACCGAGAGATTATTATATTCTTGTTTTGAATAAGGTAACTAAAGTTGTTTATCTTCAGGGCCTGAAGTCATTAAACAAATTAACCTCCAATGGAAATAATCTTCCTTTCCAAATCAAATGGAAAGATAATGTATTTCCAGTTGAAAGGACTTGGAATGAAGCATATGATTTCTTGATAGAATCATATAAAGATTCCGTAACTAAAAAGATATCATCACACAATGGATACGAAAATTTATAAAGGTGACTGTCTGGAACTCATGAAGGAGATTCCAGACGAGTCTATTGATTTCATTTGTTGTGATCCTCCTTATGGAACTACATCAATCAAATGGGATTCAGTTCTAGACTTTAATAAGATGTGGGAACAGTATGATCGTATCATTAAACCCAAGGGTGTAATGTGTCTGTTTGGTTCTCAACCATTCTCTGCACAACTTATATGTTCAAAGATAGATTGGTTTAGATATGAGTTGGTCTGGAATAAAAACAAGTGTGGTAGCCCTGGCTTGGCCAAGAAGAGACCAATGAAGACTCATGAAAATATACTAATCTTTTATAAGAACGCAGGTGGAACATACAATCCACAGATGACTGAAGGAAAACCTTTTAAACGTAAGAGTAAAAATAAAGAAGGGTATGTTGGTAAGAAGAATGATCATGGTTATGGATTGAAACCTCGTAAGGAGTTTGAGAATAAAGGAACACGTTATCCTAAATCAATTCTTAATATATCAAGAGACTTCTCTGCACAACAACAAGTACATCCAACACAGAAACCAGTACCATTAATGGAGTGGTTAATTAAAACATATTCTAATGAGGGTGAAACCGTATTAGATAATTGTATGGGATCGGGACCTACTGGTGTTGCTGCCGTTAAACTTAATAGAAACTTCATCGGTATGGAATTTGATGAAGAGTATTTTAAGATATGTCAAGACAGAATTCCTATTAATCTTTATTCTATTTGAATGGATATAAGAAAACATCAATTGGGTTACCATGAGTTGCCTGGATTAACTTCACCATTTGAGCCATTAGTATATCAGTGTCCATATCATGCACAGATTGAAGAGATACTTTTTAATTGGATTGATAGTAATGCAAAGACGAGAGTGAATGGTGGAGCTCGTAAGACAAAGTTTTACATAGGTAGTGATAGACCTCTTAAAGCCCATGATTTATTATTTGATTGGATAGAGAGTGTGATGGTAGATGCTGTTGAACAATTTTCCAAATACACTAATTCTGCATATAATGAGAGTCCAGAAGATACTAAGAAATTTAAGTTGGCTGATTGGTGGGGTATGATGTATGATGAGGGTGGAGGAACAGTACTTCATAATCATTTCCCATACAGTATATCCTTTGGATATTATATTTCTGCTCCAGAAGGTAGTTCTCCTTTAGTCATAGAGGATCAGGAGATTCAGGTGACAGAAGGTAGATTAATTTTGTTTGGTGGTCATCAGTCTCATGAGGTTCCAGAGTCTAAGGTGCCAGGACGTTGTATGATTGCTGGAAATATTTCCTACAGGGGGGTTGACAGGTAAATCCATATCCGTTATAATATATTTGTTGAGGCGACGGTCTTAACAGGGAGTGACTGAATAAACTTTCTGGCATATAGCTGGTTAAGGTGATGAGACAC